TTGGCACAGTTTGATGTTGGTATTCCTGCAAATCCCCAACCAGACCATTCCCACCAATTTCCGTTTCTAGGTTTTTTTAAATCAATGGCTTGGTTTACTACTTGACCACTTGCATTTTCGTAAGTTGCTGTAGTATTATATACTGCATCTACGTCTAATGGGTTTGTAGCACCTGCCGCAATACCAGCAGATAAAAGACCAGCATAAGGTGTCGCTGTATTAATTACTGTTGCACTTGTCGTTGCTCTATCTAAAGCATCAATAGGAGTTCCATCAGCTTTAACCATACCTAAACTACGAGCATCGCCACCAGCATTAGGTACAACTAAATTGCCAGAACCATCTATAATCTTGGATAGGTTTCTTGCTTTTGTCATTTATTTATTTTCCTTGTTATTGTTGTTATTTAAACTTTACAAACTCTACGATATCTCCAGCAATACATGCTTCACTTAAGATAACACTTGTGCCGTTGGTAGCCGTAAAGTCTTGTACGTTAATTAATTTAATACCATTCACAAAACATTGAATATAAAGTGGAGTGTAAGCGGTATTAAATGTTGTTTGACCAGCAGTTGCGGTAAAGTAAGTTTCATTAAAAATTACATCAACACCCAACTGTAATGTTTCCGCCGCACCACTATTTAAAACTGTTTTTGTTAGTGAACCAGAAACTACTATTTTTGTATTTAATTTTCCTGCTGTTGTATCTGTATTAGAAATAGAAACAGTACCACCACCAGAAGCCGCCGCCGCCGCAGTAGCACTCGCCGCTGCCGCCGCCGCAGAAGCCGCACTGTTTGAAGCAGAAGTTGCAGAAGCACTTGCAGAAGATGCACTATTCGTTGCTTGTGTAGTTGCTATTACTGCTTGAGCAGTAGAAGTTGCGGCTTGTGTAGTTGCTATTACTGCCTGTGCTGTAGAAATTCCTGCCTGAGTAGTTGCTAAAGCAACTTGTGCTTGACCATTTGTAGTTGCCAACCCTGCTTGAGTAGTAGCTAAAGCAACTTGTGCCGCCGCTAATGAAACTTGTGTCGCACCATTTGATGTGGCTAATCCAGCTTGTGTTGTTGCAATACCAGCTTGAGTAGTTGCTGTTGAAGCCGAACTTGAAGCAGAAGCAACATATCCTTGAAGCACCGCTTCTTCTGTAATTGATATTTTTGCAATTACTTCTATGTATAATAAGTCTCCAGCATTAGCCGCTTCTAATAATGTAACTGTGTTTCCACCTGTTAAAGTATAATCTTGACCTAAAACAATTCTAATACCATTTAAGAATACAAAACAATTCGCTTCAGCAGTAAAAGATAGTGTGTTTCCACCTGCGGCTACACCAGTAAATACTGTCTGACCACCAGTTGCTGTATATCTATAAGTATTAATTAAAGCAGAAACATAATCAGAAGCAGTTTGCCAACCACTTGAAGTATAAATTAATAATTTTTGTAATGTACTGTCAAACCACAAGTCTCCTATATCTAAAGATGTAGTTGGTTGTGTTGCTGATACTCTATAACGTGCTACGAAATCATTTACTGAATTTATATTAGATGCGGCTATATTTACGTTTGCAATAGCATTACCTACTGTATTAACATTAGCTATATTATTTGAAACTGTATCAATCTCTGAAACAGCTTCTTGAAGGTCGTTAGCAACCTCAACTACTTTAGCAATCTCTGTATATAAAGTATTAACTTTGCCAATGTTTGTAGCAATAGTGTTAATGTTTGAACTGTTTGCATTAACAGCATTAATATTAGCACTGTTTGAGTTTACTGCATTAATGTTTGCTGTATTTGAAGCAACAGAATTTATATTTGCACTGTTTGAGTTTACCGCAGTGACATCATTTCTAATATTATAAACACCTGTAATCTGTGTAGTTAGACCAGCAAGTGTTCCAATATTGTTAGTTGGAGTAATTTGTCCAGCTACAGCAGTGATGTTTGTATTTGCACCTGCGGTAGTATTTATGTTTCCCGAATTAGCAACTACTGCATTTATGTTTGTAGCATTTGCAACTGCTGAATTAATATTTGCAGAATTAGAAGCTACTGAATTTATGTTTGAACTATTAGAATTTACAGAATTAATAGTTGCAATATTAGTAGATACGTTATTAACTGAATTTATATTACTTGCTACTGTAGTTATTGCAGGTATGTTTGTTGATATAAAATCTTTATTAACTGCATCAGACCCATTTATAGGTGCAGCTACATTCTTAATAACATTATTTAATGCGTTCCATTTGTTATCTCCGTCAAGAGCCATAACACCAGTTGTGGCATCAATAGCTTCTTGGGACATGTAAAACATTTGATTACTGTCTTGATCTAGTATCGCTTCAGTAATTGTAGAACCGTCTTGATAATCTACTAATCTATTTGTTTGACTTGAATTTCTTTTAAAATTTATAGGAACACCATTTCCTGGCGCTGTTGTAAATTGTATTGTTGATGATGTAGGAAAAGTGTAATCAACACCTAAAGTTTTTAATACGTTGTTTAATCGCACCTCTACGTGAGACTGAACAATGTAAGGAAACGTTACGCTGTAATTAGTCTGTGATCCATTTCCTGTATAATTATTAATTGCAAATGACATTATTTTTTATTTATTTATTGTTGTAATTATCTTCCGCCTGTTTCAGGCAACCCTGATCTTCCTATTAAAAAGTTCATTAAATTTTGGTAACCAAAGAAAGTTTTAAACATAGGCAACCCTGCTATTCTTTTTGCATCGACTTGAGAAAAATCATAATCATCTCTTCCCAATGCTTTTAATATAGAACCTCCAGCTGTTAATAAATCTGAACCAAAGTTATAAGTTGGATTTCCTGTAATTAAATTAACTTCTAATCCACTTGTTCTAGTATTAAATCTCCAATCAGGGGCTGTAGCCTGTAAAAGTAAATCCATATAAGAGGGCAGTGCTGATGAAAACCCTGCTCTTTGAAAAGCGGCCATGCCAACTTTTCTCCAAAATTTATCTTCACTATCACCAAATCTTTTATCAAAATATTTTTGTTTTTGTTCTGCAGACATACCTACAGCATTTAAATTTGTATGTGCTACATATGTAATTCCAGCCATCATTGTACTTAAACCGAATATGGAAAATGTTTTAAAATCTCCCATTTGAACGTTGTAATTTAATTGTTTGTTCCAAGCGACCATCATGAATGATCTAAATTGACCTAAAGTTTTTCCTAAAGCATTGTCAGAAAAGAAACGATTACTGTCTCCAATAAAATTGTATTGAACAGCTCTTTTAACATGTCTGTCTGCTGCAATTGAAAAGAAATTTAATAATCCTTTGTCTTGAAAATTAGCCCAATTAAAACTTTTAACTTTGTAACCACCGTAAGCAGCCTTTTCAACAGTTACTGAAGGTGATGTAAATTCTCTAGCTAAAGCTAACATTTGGTTATCGTCAAGACCTAAAACTTTATATCTGTTTAGATCTCCCTTACCTAAAACACTTAAATCAAAATTAGCATTTTTTACTTTAAACATATCAGACGCAAACTTGTCTACATAAAGTTTTAACGCCATTTTTCTTAAAGTTGTATCAATAGGAATTTGTAAAGAAAAAAGAGCAGTTAATTTTTCTCCAACTTTTCTAAATGCTCCTCCTGCTGAAACATGGGTTAACGCAGTGTTTCCATCTAACATTTCTTGACCACCACTCATGTTCCAAGCCCACTCATCTCCGTTGCTTGATAAAACTGAAAGATCTTTATTTAAAGCAATATTATTTCTATTTTTAATACGAGCTTCTTGAAATATTGTTCTTAATTCAGGAATATTATTTGAAAATGTTTTTAAACCATTTGTAGCAACCATAGCTCCAAAATCAGGTAATGAACTTAATCCAACTTGTCCTAAAACTCGCATAAAGTTAAAGGCTCTTAAATTTCTTAAAGCTTCAGACCACCCATTAGATAAATCTTCTTCTCCAGATCTACCCATAAGATGTTCATAAATACTGTCTAAAGTTTTCTTTTCTTCGTTTGCTTTAGTTTTGGCAAGCCATCCTTTAATTCCAACTTGTGGCTTGCTTCTTAAATCTAAATCTATATCTGAATTTAGTTGATCTCTAAGTCTTATCCAATCATTTTTACTTTTAAGGTTTAAAACTTTTGCTAAACCAATATTGCCTGACATTTCGTTAACGTATCTATTCCATAAAATGTCAACGTTTTTATTTAATAAATCGTCTAATCTTAAAGTAACTCCATCAATTACTGTTTCATAATTTGAATTTAATTTAATTCTTTCTTCTAATCTTCCTGAAGTGACAAAATCTAAAGAAGATCCTAAATCACTAACTAATTTTTCTCTAGCAACAGAACTGATTTCTGGAAATTCTCTTTCTAAATAAACTCTAAGGTCACTTACATCTTTAATTTTTAAAAGTTGAGCAAGATCAAATCCTTTTCCACCTTTGTAGCTATGCTCTAAAAATTTAACAATAGCTTCAGCCATTACTGTAGCACGTTCTGGAGTTATATCTGCTATAACTTCTTTTGCACCCTTAGCTATAAAATCTTTTTCTAATTTAACTTGAGACTCTTTAACTTCAGTGTCTAATTTTTTAATCTGTTCTTGTAATTTTTTAATATTTTCTTTTCTGTAGACTTGGCGATCTACAACAATGTCACCATTTATATCTACTACAAGATTTTCTTTTTCTTTCTTTAAAAACTCTTTTTCAAGTTTTAGTTTTTCTTTAAGAGTTTTAATTTCTTCTAGTTTAGCAGCTTGATTAACTTTATTTAACTCAACAAAATTTGGTTTAACATCTTTTTGACCTATTAAAGTTGCTAGGTCGCTTTGTTTAGCTAAATAAGGTTGCTTACTTAAAATTGCACCTTTAATTAATTGTATTATTCCTTCTCGTCCTATAATTTTACCACTAGCACCTACTCTATTAGATGAAGCTATATAATTTTCAAATGCCCAAATTTGAGGTACATACCATTTTACTTGTTCTGAAATTTCTTTTCCGTCAGCACCTTTACTTTTAATTTCTGTTACAATTTTTTCAGATCCTTCAATTCCAGCAGCCTTTACTTGATTGCCTGTATAATTAAATCCTTTAGCGTAAGCTTCTGCTGCACGTCTTATATGAGGGTCTTGTAATAATAATTTATCTGCTTCATTTTTATTTGATGGGTTAAGAGCATTTATTGCTTTAAACACTTTATGAGAAAATATTGCTCTAGCATTAAAATCAAACAATTGACCTGCTTTACCTTTTCCAAGTTTACTGCCGTTTACTTTTACCCATTCTGTGAACGCATTATTAACTTCAGGTGCTACAAGTCTTTGTGCTGTATTTAAAACTAAAACTTTTTCAGTTTCTGCAGTTCGAGGAGATGGAACTACTCTATCGCTTGGTTTTCCTTTTCCTTTTGTAATAAAAAATGTAGGATTTTCTACAAGTCTAGCACCTACTGATCTAACGTTAGCTACATTACTTCCATCTAAAGATGCGTGTCTAGTAGCTGGTATTAATCCTAAAGTAAGCCAATTTCTCCATCCTTTACCTGCACTTTCAATATTATCTATTTTATCTGGGGAAAAATAAGTATCATTAAATGTTTTTATAAATTCAGCGTCATCTTTATAAGATGGTATTTCTCTTTCTCCATTTGGAGTTTTTTTAAATTTTGCAGTTTTTAAAGTGTCATCAAAAGCTTCTTGGGCTATTCTTTGTAATTTACCATGTAATAAGCTTGTGATCCCACCTCCAAGAGTACCCCCTAAAGTTGCTGCTATAAGTACATCATTGATATTTAATGAAGGAGACTCTGCTGCTAAAGGTATTGTGTAAAGGCCTTGTTCGGCTCCTATTATTAATCCACCTCTTTTAAAAGCTTGAACCCTAGTTAAGCCAGGAACCAACGCATTTACTTTTACTAATTTTGAAGTAATTCCTATTCCCGTTCCTAAAGTGACTGGATCTAACATCCATGATGCTAAATCAATAAATAATCCTTTATAGCCTAAACTATTTAAGATTGCGACATTGTCTTGTTCTTGCACAACTCTTTTAGCTAAAGCTGTAGCGTGCTCCTCACTTACTGCACCAATAAAATAATCTTTAAATTGATCTTGAATATTATAATCTGAATATAATTTCTCAAAAAAATCTTTATTATTTTTCATTGAGAAATTTTCTGTTGGCTCAAAACTTTCAGCAACCATTGTTCTATATAACATTGGTAAAAAATGATTTTTCTGAACTGCAGCTCCTATGGCTTCAAGAGTTCCTATATTTCTAGGATTATTTATATTGTAAGATTGATTTTGATATGTTTTAAATAACTGATCTAAAAATAACTCTCCGCCTTTTTCTTCTTGTTTTCCCCAAAGATCTACAAATTCATAGTTTGGTATTTTTTTTTTAATTGCGGTGCTTAAATAATCTGCTTCTCTATTTCTACGAGATGGAAACTCATCTTGAAAATTTCTTAATTCTGATACCAACCCATCGTAATTTTCTTGAGTTAAATAATTCCAAAAATTAGGTGTTTTATTTTTTAAATCTACTCCATATTGATAACCAACTGAAGCAGCAACAGTTTGAACAGAGTCGTCTAAATTATTAAAATCTTTGCCTGTATTAGAATTGTAGTAATTTGTAAATTCATTAGTAAATAATATTTTATTAGCGTTATTTATTTCTTCAATTTGAGATTTTTCAAGAATTAAATTTCCAGCAACATCTCTGGCTGCTTGACCTTGTAAACCTAAATAAGGACGTAAAGTGTTTATTAAATCAGGTGATAAATTTAATTTATCTCTTAAAGTTTCTTCTGTTTTACTTCCTAAATCAAAACCTCCAGGAATAGTGACCCCAGATAAATCATTTGTAGTTTTAGGAACGTATGCTGGTGTTATTTTAGTGCCTTCTTGTTCTTGAATAAAGTTCCAGTTTATCATTTAAAATATTGAGTTAGAGTAAGGATTATTTCCCATAAGTTTCATCCAATTATCGATTGCTTTATTTTTTTGCCTTAATAATTCATCTGCTTCATTTCTTTTTTTCTGATCTTCTAAAGATTTATTACGCATGTCAGTAGTTACACGACTTTTTAAGACGCTTAATGGAATTTGAAGTATTACTTCTTGGTGTTTATAATCTTGCGTAACAATTTTATTTCCTTTTTCATCTGTTGCTGGAATTTTCATTCCTTTATCATCTAAAAAATATTTTTTAACTGTAACTGGCATTTCAGTTCCTAATTGGCTAACAATTGTAAAATAAGCATAACCACCTTCAGAATTTATAGAAAAATTGTAATTACTTTTATTAGCTAAAGCTTTAATTCCGCCTATATTTGTTTCAGCGGTATCTGAAACTAATGGAGTGACTACATCTGGATCTATTCTTTCAGACAAAATTTTATAAGCAGTGTCTGCATACATTTCATATTCGGTTTTATCTATTCCTAAATCAATTACTTTTGAATTAGGGATCCATTTACCAACACTGTCTTGAAAATAATTTTTTGTTAAATAATCTTTAGTAACTTTGTTAACATCTGTAACTCCTGCATTTCTATTATATTGAGCAATTGTATAAACTAAATCTTGGTTTGCAGGTAAATTAGCCCCTGGAATATTATTTGATATTTGTTTTTTTTCTGTTTCAGTTAAATTTATAAAGTTTTGATTTTTTTCAAGTGAAGCTAAGGCGTTAAATATTTTAGATGTAGGTTCTCCATTTCTCATCATTTCAAGGCCCATGTTCCATTTTAAAGAATTTTTTTGATTGTCTTTAAAGTAAGTAGCCAACGCTCCAGAGTCTGAAAGTTCTTTAACTATTGCTAAACTTAATTTATTATCTGCGGTATCTCCGCCTTGACCTAAAGGTCTATTAATTAAACCAGAAATAAAAGGAATAGGTCTGTTACCAGCTATGTAAGGTTTATGAGCTGCTATAACACCTATAACAGCATCGTGATAATTTAAATTACCTTTAACTGTAGCTTGTTTAACAGCGTTTTCAAAATAATCATCTGCTAATTTATTATATTGAGTGTTATCAAAATTTGCAGTTTTAAAACTTCTAAAATTATTTCCAAATATTGCAAGATCATTTACATCATTAATTCTTTTTAAAATTGCTGTGTATTGCCCTCTTAATTCTTGTTTATCTACAATAGCAGGAGTGCCGTCCGGTCTGTTACTTGTTATATATCTTCCAAAAAATTGAGCATAACTGCCGCCTTCGTTTAGGTGGGCTTCTGCAGCTGACATTATCATTGAGTCAAAATCAGTTTTATCAATAGCTACATTTCTATTTTTTTTAATATCTTCAAGACCATCTAAAAAGAATTTATAAGAATTTTCAGAAAAGAATTTTAGTTTTCTTTCATTATATGTATTATCATTTTCAGTTATTGGGTTTGCATCAAACCAAGCTGCTGCTAATTTATCTTCAATTTTATCTGGAAGATTTCTAATTTCTTTAACTGTATAAGCAGTTATTGTTTTTTTAATTACATCGTTTTGATGTTCAAATTCATTAGCTAAAATTGTTTTTTTATAAACTGCACTTGCTTCAGCAAAACTTTTATTCCAAAAAGGATCATTTTCTTTACCTTGTAAATATTGTTGAGATCTTTGTGCGTAATCTTTTTCCCAATTATAGTTAGGATCTACTCTGTCTCTTGTATAGTTTTCTATAAAATTTAAATGAAATTGATCTGCTGAGTCTTTAGCTATTTGACTATACATTCCGTGTCTAACCCATCCATTATAAACATCTGGAAAACCTTTTTCATGAGCGGACATAGCTTCTTCTCTTGTCATGCTATTAATTTTATTAGCACCAGTAATCATGTCCTCTTTAGCTTGTTTTTCTACTGCGTTACCTGCAAGAGTGTTTACAGCTGGTTGTATATTTTTAAATACGTCAGCAAGTTCTTGAAATTGACTTTTTCCTTTAGGTTCAGACGGAAGTGCTACGGAAACTCCTGTAACAGCGGATGGAGACGTTAATGAAACATCTATTCCTAAATTAGTATCTATTTTTTTAGCCATTATGATAAATCAATATTTCCAGGGTTAAAAAAGTTATTAATTTTAGTATTCATTTGAGATACTTTAGAGTCTGGCCCTGAAGCACTGTAAGCAAATGCTGCTGAACTAAGTGCTGCACTACCATAATAAGACATCGCATTAGGTTTATATGCTCTAGGTAAAGCAAGTATTTGATTAGATATTTTTCTGTTTTCAGCGTTTCTTAAAGAGTCATTATTTTGAATAGTTGAAATGTAATTAAGATCAATAGTGTTATATACATTTGCCTCCTGTCGATCTATTTCTCCAAGAAGTAAATCTACAGAATTACCACCAATTCCTTTTTCTCCAAATCCAACTTTAGCTGTAGCTTCTTTTTGTTTAGCTGCAGTTTGTACTTGAAGCTTTTTAAGAGCAAGTGCTTGAACATCATTTTCTCTTTTATTAATTAAACCAGTATCGGAATATATAGCCTCATTCCGCATCGTTGTAGCTGTACTTGCTGTAGTTTGATTTGTGTAATCTGCTGAAGCTTTAGCTGATTTGTAATCTGCGTCTGCTTTTAAAAAATTAAATGCTGCATAAGCAACTTCTATTGGGCCGCACATATTTTAATTATAAGTTTCCTCTCTTGTTTTTAAAAATCCGTAAAATTTAATTTTATTTATTTGTTTTTCGTGAATTAAATTAAATCCACAATATTTAATCCATTGAAGATGGACAGTGTTTCTGCTGTCTATATAGTTAAAAAGTATTGGAAATTTAAATAACATTTCCTCAACTCTTTGCTTACATCCTTTAATAAATGATTTTTTAATTTTATATAATTCGTTTGTGCATAATAAATAAGGACAAGCTGCCATTTTATTATCTGCTGATTTAACAAGTCCGTAAACACCTGCGACTTTATCATTTACTAAAAATGTTTTTGAATATTCAGATTTTTTCCAACCTGTTAAAATTGGATATAAAATATCATCTGAATTTGATATTGTTTTAACTTCTTCGTAATCTGGTTTTCTTATATTTTTTACAAGTTCATAAATATCTTGTTCTACAGTAACTCTTTCAGTTGCAATTCTTGTAGTCATTAAACTGACAATCTGCCTGAAATAGTTGAATATAAACCCTGCCATTCTGTAGATAAAAAATTACAAGGTAAGTAACTTTCACTTTCAATCTCAATTTCTATATCAGTATTTCTACATTGAACTGGAACTTTAAATTCTCCACTTTCTAAAATAGGCTGACCTAAAATAAATGCAGCAGAACCTAATATCTGTCCTGTAAAAGGATATATTGAAGCTGTTCTTGCACGAGGAGTTAAAATAACTTTAAAAAATCCAGTATCAGCATATATTAAATTTAATTTTTTAAGCTGCAACCTGCCTGTGCTAATTGTAGATGTGTTTCCTGTTGCTTTTTGTTCTCTCATATAAATAGTAGAAAATTTAAATTTAAATCTATAATTTAATCCTACATAAGCTGCTGCTGTTGAATAATTTCCAGTTGCTGTCAATGTAGTAGATGTTGAATTTAATACAGTTATATTTCTACCTCTCATTTGAGTATTCCAAGAACCACCTAAAATAATTGATCGAGTTTGTGTAGCTGGGTATGGAAGTGTCCATGTAGTAGTGTTAGCACCTGAATTATAAACTCCTGTTACTAAAACTTTTCTGTCAAGCAATACAGGAAAATTTAAATCTGTATCAACTTCATTTGTTTTTAAATTTATTTTTTCTAAATAAGTACCATCAGCTCTTTTAACTACTAAATAAAAATAATTTTCAATAGCAGAACCATCTAATAATACGTCTGCTGTTGGAAATACATATTTTGACCAACTTCTTTGTAAAGCTTTGTTTTGATTATCAAAATAAAATTTATAAACATGAATTACGTTTCGTTCTCCTGTAGCAAAACCAAAAATAGTATTTTCAGTTGTAGAGCCTCTTAATGAATATAAATTACCTTTAATGTACCTAGGGATGTTTATAGTAGTGTCTAAAGCTTCTTTAGTTTGTAAATCAACTGATAAAAAATATTCTTTTACACCCGCATATTGTCCTCTTTTAAAAGCAAAATAAACGTTTTGTCCTATAGGAATAGGCTGACAAGTAGGATCAATTTCATATTCTGTAGCTTGATTTATTGAAACAGTTTTAGCTGTTAATACTTCTTCAGGTTTTAATAAAAATTGTGTTTGATCTGAAAATAACAATAATTCTTCGTTTAAAGCTACAGCGTATTTTAAATTAGAAACTCTGTTGTGAGAAACTGAAATATCAATTGCATCATCATCTAAAACTGTAGTTACTGTTTCAGGATAAAATGTAAAAAATTCTCCTGCTTTAGAAAATACTACATTTTCATTGGATATAATTCCTAATCTATTTCTATAAAAGAATACGTCTGCAATTTGTTTACCTACAAAACTAGGATCTGGGGATGTTTCACTATCACCGCAAGTTCTTGAATTGTATGTAGGTACTGTATATGTAATGCCATTTATAACGTAAGATGAACCGTCTGCTTTAGTAAATCTAAAATTACCATCAGCAGTTCTAATAAGTAAATGAGGAAGTGTATTTGAATTTATATTATTATCAATTCCACTTTTAACAGTTTCAACCCAAGCTGTTCCATTCCAATTAACATAATAATTGTCGTATTCACTTCCGTTATCTCCAGCTATTTCAACTGTAAAACCTACAACTCCTTTATATGGTAAATCTGTAAAACTGTTTGTTTTATCTTTAATTAATATTAAACCATCACCTCCTATGCCATCTGATACATCAGCAGTAAATGTTCCTGTATTTTTTACTAAATGTATTATGGATCCATCTCTTGTAATTGAATAACCAGAAAGGCCCGCAGAATTTAAATCATTAAATAGTTCTGTTGCTATATTATCTGTAGTAATACTTGATGCGTTAGCTGAGTTTGAATTGTCTAAAGTTTCATAACTGGCTTTTTCAACACCATCAATTTTTATTTTATAGCTAGTTTTATATTGACCATTTTTTACATAAAACAAAGCTTCTGAAGGTCTTGCTGCTGTTACGTTTCCAGATTTTAAAACTGTTATGTCTTTGTTAACAACGAACGTGTAATCTGCAACACTGACTAAATTTATATCTAATATTGGACTGGTTGAATTTAAATAAGTTAAAGATGGTGCAATTACAGTTTTTTCAACACCATCTAAATCATAGACTTTAATTCCACCGTTAGTAATTATTACAACATATTGTTCTGTAGAGTCTCTATTAATAATGTGTATTTTACTGTTGGTGTTAGTATCGTTACTTAATTTTGCAATATGTTCTGTTGGTGGTCTTTTTCCTAAACCAAAAACAACATCTGACAAACCATTTTCTTGAATTTCAAATTGATTTGGTAATCTTACTGTGTCAGCTTGTTGAGAAACTCCGTTTAATAAATTTGGAATTGATGATGAGATTAATCGAGCAGCCATTATTCATCGCCATCACTAAAATGAGGTTGATAATTTCCTCTGTCTAAAGTTGAATAAACATCATAATTACCAGTTAAAATGTTATGTCTACCAAGATCACCTTCTGCTTCTGTAAGGCTCATGTAAGCTTGTAATTCATCCATTTCATGAAATTTATGTAGTTCAGCAGAAACTAACATGCGATCTTGAAATATTCTTGCTGCTCTTATTGTTATATAATGACGAGCAACTTCTGGAATGTTTTCAAATTCTAAATACCAAACTATAGTTGTTTTTACAGGAGACGTGATTGTAAATGTATTATTATAGCGATCGTAAAGTTTTCTATTACGTTCAACATAATTATTTGAACGAGATGAACCTTCAAGTTCAACTCTAAGTGTGTTTGCAGGTAATTCTATGTTGTTAGAATTATTTGGACTAAGTGTATAATTTAAATCTGTATTAAAATACCAGCCTTTGGATTGAACTTCTCTTGAAGTTGCTTCTAAAATGTTAATTGCAATTGAAACATCGTTTGTGGTAGCGGCTGTAATACTAGACACAGGTATTTCCCCTATTGCTGTTAACATTGTGTTAACGGCTTCTAATTTTGATGTTGCTGTTAATGGCATTATTTTTTGTTATTGATTGATTAAGTGAGAGGGGATTTCTCCCCTCCCCTTAATTTACATTACTAGGTTAATTAAGCTGTTTTAATAATTACAGAAGCTTCTGGTCTTAATACACCATGACCTACTGCATATTTAGCAACCATTAATGTACCTTGATGTCTTGCTGAATATTCCATCTCTGTAGACAGATCTAATAATTTCAGAGTTGCGCTGCATGATTTATGCCATACAACTGCTTTATCATTAGTAAAAGTTCCACCTAAATTTCCTGTGCTTCCTACGATAGAACCAATACCAACACCTGATGTAATTGCACCAGATGGAAGGTTATTAGTTTTTACGATTTGGATGCCAGCAATTTTAAATACATTACCGTCAGCAAAAGAACCTTGACCGCCAAAATCTCTATTGATTGTAGCTGCTGTAGTGTCTTTTATCATGTTGTAATATACTGCTGGAGAAACTGCTGCGAACCTATCTGACTCAGGCACATCATTCTCATCAAGAATTTGTGCTGCTGCGTAAATAGCTTCTGCTGCTTTTTTTCCGTCTGTTAAGAAGTTTGCTTCAGTAACTGATTGACCAGCTGCTTGCGGATCTAATGCAGATGCTTTTGAAGCATTGTAAATAGTTTGGAAAATGTGTTTGTCCATTTGCACGGCCAAAGCATTACCAAGCTCATTTGCGTATAAACTTCTTACTTGGAAGTGGTTTTTAGCTTCATCAATGTTCGCAATAAAAGTGTGAGCCACTAATAAATCTTGAATAGTGATTACTCTTTCATTGTGTTTGATTGCTACACCAGTTAGTTCTGTACCTGCTGTATGATATGCAGCTGTTGTTTTTCCAATTATTGGAAAAGATGCTGACTTACCATTAGAGATAGTTCTAACTTGTGTCTTATCAAGTGCTACGTTTGCTCTTTCAAATGCAGTTAAAATTTCTCCGCTAAAAAGCTGAAGAAATAATTGATTTGTAGAGCCAGCGGCAGCAACTTGACCTAAGTTTGATACTGTATAATTTGACATTATAAAATATCCTTTCTTTTTTAAGTTAAGTTGTAGTTAAATTAAAAAAGCTAATTTCAATCTAAATTGTCCTCCTCAGAGGGTAAAGCTTACTTTCGCTTTATTCACACAGGACTAACTACTTTGTCCTATTAGAATATCTTTGATCTCGATAATTTATTTTCAACCATGCTTCTAAATGCAGGGTCTGTATTATATTTAGGATTTTTCATATCTTCTTTCATTTGAGCAATACTTTCGTAAGCATCTCCTGAAGATTGAGTTGAAGTTTCTCCTAATCTTAAATTTGGTTCTCTGTTTGCTTGATTATATCTAGCGAACATTCCTTTAATAGTGTAAATGGCAGTCTGATCGTCAGACGCAACTCCATCATTAAATTTTTGAACTTCTGTTTCAGCTAAATTTGAAGCAACCCAGGCAGTCATTTTTTCATAACTTTCCTTACCGCCTGTTTCTTTATAAGCGGTTTCTACAAATCTTTCTGATAAAGCTTTAAGTCCTTCAATATAATTATTTATATAATTTTTTGATAGACCAGCTTTTTCTAATTCAGAAATAGTTTGTTCTGATATATTTCCAGTTTCGTTAAAATCTTTTTCTGCTTGTTCAAAATTAAATAAAGTTTTAACTTCAGCTGGTTTATCAGCTGTTAATTTATTTGTTTGTTTAATATCATTTACTTTTGGTTGACCAAGTTTCTTTTCTAATTCTTGATAAGATTTAATTAAATCTTCTGTGGAATTAAATTTACCAAGTATTTTTTCAACTGGTTTTGGTTCAGTAGCCAATGGGGCAAGCGGTTCCGCATCTGGAGTAGTTAATTGATTAGCTTTATCAATCATCTGCTGTTGGTATTCTTTAGACTCTACTGGTTCTGTTTTTTCTTGAGTATTTAAGGTTACGGTTTCACCCATAATTATCTTTCTCTCTTTCTTTTGTTGTTATTGTTATTGCTGTGGTATTGTTTCCCCATTTCGAGCCGCAGCGTCTCGTAACATTCCCATTCCTTCTTTAACTACCGATGGTGAATTTTGTTCAATTAAAGCTTGCTGTTGAGCCATAGCTTGTTCTTCTTGTATTTGTTCTGGTGATTTAATTAGTCCATCCATATCAATACCTAAAGATGTACCTACTCTCTTAACGTATTCATCTAAATTTATGTAAGACATAAGTTGATTTTGGAAAGGCATTAATTGTTGAACAAATGTATTTAATCTTTGTAAATCACTTGATCTACCTAACGCTTCTAATCCTGTTACAATTTTAACTTTGATTTGATCTTTTGGAAGCATTGGCAATCTTTTAGCTTTTTCCATTTGGTACATTAATCTATTAATCAAAGGTAATTGTAATTCTTGAGATAATAAAGAATACAGTCCAGATACACTTTCATTTAAATTTTCTGCTAATAATCTAATTTCTGTGGCAGTAACTCTGTCTGCTTGTCTTTGAACTGATTGAACAAGCATAAAAGCCATTTGCAATCTTTCTTCAATCAATTTCATAGTTTGAAATGCAACTTGAAAATCTGCTGATTTTTGCATTTGTAAAGTAGATACATCACTAGCATCTCCTTCTCTAATTGCACCGTTAGGACTTTCAGATAAAGTTTTTAATCTTGTTACTCCGTTTGGTCTTACAAGAAATAATATTTTGGATGCAGCAGCAGAACCTTCAACAACTGCTTTGTATAAAGACTCCAGCGATCGTAAGTCTCCCATGTACTCTTCTATAAATCCTCGGCCCCAATCTTCAGATGTAGTGGTGTAACGTAAAGGTATAAAAGGAGACTTGTCCAATGGATAATTTCCAATAGAACTTGGTATGACTTTGTCATTGACCTCTTGTTGGACAAGCCACCTTTTATTATCTGACCGAGTTATTCTTGTGTAGATTTCTATAGATTTATTTAAATTTTCTTTATTGTATTCAGAATGATTGCATAGATCTAAAATTTCTTTTGATACTGAAGTAGGACTTGCAATATCTTTAGTTATAATTTCTAAAACATTTCCTAAAGTATCTCTTTTAATTACATATTGATCTATATGATATATTTTCATAGTTAGATCAGGAGTAATGTAAATAAGAACATTACCTGCAACAATTAAATGTCTTAATGCTTCATATAATGCTGTGCGGAAGTTATTTACTTCCATTTCATTCATTATAACTCTTTCAATTGATCCCATAGCTTTTTCAAATTCTCCTTGCATGCCTTTTTGGCCTGAAAGTTTAGCTATGGTGAACTCATCAAGAGTTAATCTAAAAAATGATTGATTAGGCGGAAGAAGTGCTAATAATAATTTACTTGCTAAATTATTTGTTCCTCTAGCCCCGATGCCTTGAAACGGGGTGTAAAGTTTTGTAGAGCTGTTATATCCTGCTCTTGTTATTAAACTTGGTATTGTAAATTCGGCTGCGTCTCTTGCTCTTTCTAAATAAGGCAATCTTAATGCTTCTAATTTAAAATAACGAGATTTTGCTGTGTAAGGTTTTTCTTCCATTTATTTTATTTAATTGTTATTTAAGGGATATTGACACCTGATTGTCCGCCACTTAAATTAGATTGATCTAATTCAATTCTCAAAGCACTTTTTCCTCTTTTTTTGGAAACACTTAAAGGTGTTCCAACAGCTGTTTGAGGTGTTGTAGGTGCTTTTTCCCTTAACGCAGTTGAAGAAGCGTTTACCACCGTTGCTGGCGGAGCGGGAATTGGAGGGGGAGCGGGCATCTTTGGAGAAGATGGCATGCACATTTTATGGTTTTCCTATTGTTGAAGTTGATAATATGTTGTTACTTTGTTCATCTTTTAATTGTTTCAAATATTTAACAACGCTTGATTGACCTGATTTAAACCATATAGTTCGTTCATTATCGTTCAATTCAGGTGATTTATCTGGGAATTTTTGCTCTAAATAATCGAGTAATTCTTGGGTTATAAGCATAAGTTATCCAAGAGAGCAACCTAATAGGCGGGTTTTAAAGATCATAAGTATAATTAATATAAGCAATCTTTAAAATGTTTTTAGTTGGTATTATTATTGCGTTTCCGCAATCTTGTAAGATTATTCTTCCTTCAAATTCGTCAAAACCAAAATCAGAAGTTAAAACTGTGCTTTCCTTATTTCTTGATAATAAATACCCAACACTGCAACAAATGGCGTGTGGTCTATTTTTAGTTTCCTCTATATTTTCCCACGTAGTGCTAGATTGTGCATCTTCCCACAAAACATATGTCAATGGGTAAGGTATTTTCTTAATTTTAAGAAACTGTATTATTTTCTTCAGTAGGTTTTTCATCTGGTATTTCCTCTATTGTGTTTCTTTCTTTAAGTGTGTGTAAAATTTTAAATTTAGATTTACTACTTGGAGGAAATGTTCTTATATCTCCTAATTCTGGAGTTTTAGCGTAAAACTGATCTTCTATTAAAATTTCAACAGTTAAATAAGTTAATACTTTCCAATGTCGTATTTTTTGTAAATCTATAGTCATTAGTATTTAGTTACAAAAGGTTTTGCTGGAACTGCCTCTTTTTTAATTCCATAATCTCTTTCAATAATCATTTCAATATAGTGGATAGCTTTTTCAAGATCTTGTTTTCCGCCTTTGTTTCTATGACGGCACAAGTATTTAATTGCGTTTCCTTCTGCAAATAACAATTCATTATCATTAATAAATTTAGATGGCTGTATGGTAAACTTTTTATAATGGGATCCCCCAATCTGCTTAAAAAATATTGAGTTAGTCATTTTTTGTTTCCTCATATTTGTCTGATTTAAAAATACACTCTAGGTATAACGAATAAAAAAAAGATTTTAGATCTTCGGAATAACTTTCTTCTTCGCTTAACTTTTTATATTTTTCTGCTTCTTTTTCTAGTGGTGTTTTCATTTGGTTTTTGTTCTCCGTTTATGTTTGAAAAATAAAATTTAACTTTCATTTGTTTTTGAATACTGCTTAACGACCTAGAAATAATTGAATTGTTTTTCTTTCTTCGTGAAACACTTTTGACATCTATTAAATATGAAGTGCCACTGTCATCAGTAAGCACAAGATCAAATGGACACGCTGGGTCTAAAGACTTAGAAACAAAATAACCCTGTTTTAAACAGTCGTGAGCAACGGCTAACTCAGCTAATATTCCCTTTAAAGATGGTTTCTTTCTAAGTTTTAAATCGTTGTATTTTAGTATTGGCTTCATATTTTAGTTCCGAATACAGTTGTTTCTTTCTCTGGTTCAGAACCAATGTAAGAAAGTTTTACACCTTTTAATTTTTTACTAGACTTCTCAGGACTCCAAAGTATGTGAGATTTTGTTTGTGTATTATAGTCAGAACCTTTTAAAATCCTAGCAACTCTCGCTTGTTGTAAAGCATCATTTTTTGTCAATCCTTGACTTTCAAAACTTTCAACTATTTTAGTCCAATAATTTTTACATCCTGCTAAAGTTTTCTCAGCTTTTACAATTCCAAAAGTAGGACAACCTTTATAATTATCCGATTGATCTCCAACTAAAATTTGTAAATAAAAATTATGCTCAGCTTGTTTTTTAGATATTTTATAAAATTCTCTATGAGCAGGATTATAATGTAACCCTTCTACTTGGTTTAAATCTTTATCTTCAGAACATATAATTTTATTTCCTGGTAAAATTTTAGCAGTTGCCAATATTCCTATAATATCATCAGCTTCCAATTTAGGTTTTGAATACCCGTTGTAATTTTTATATATATAATCTTTACAAAATTTTAATGTTAGCGGTTTTCTTTGAGATTTTCTGTTTTCTTTATATGAAGGTAAAATTTCATTTCTAAAATTTAATTTATCTGAAAATGCTGAAATTATTTTAGTGCATTGTGTTTCTTCTTTTAATCTATCAAAATAATCTACAATTAATCTTTGACACTCTGTTTCATCTGAATGAAGAGTCCATACTTCATTTTCCCATCTTATAGGAGTTTCACTTACTGCTGCAATTTTGTAAGCAACAATATCTGCATCAACTAATAATATACTCATTACGCATTTCCTTTTGGTTTAAGTCTGTTTAAATCTAATCTAATTATGTTAGTGTCTTTTTCTAAATCAGTTCGAAAATCTCCTTTTATAAATTTTCTTTTTACTTCTTCTTCAATTACAACCTCTGCTAACAAAGCGTGGTAATTATCTATAGTTTTTAAAAAAGCACTAAACGCAGCACCGACTTGCAAAGCTGGACTTGAAGCTATTGAGTGCATCGTGTCTGTTGGTAATTTTTTTTCATACACTGTGTATGTAAGACGTTCGTCTCCAATGTCCGTAAGGACAAATATTAATTGCATGGTTTTTATTTGTGTAGGGGTTAGTGTGTTTCAGCCCAATTGCGTCCTATTTTATAAGACGCACTAAGCGGTACTCTAAGTTTAAAATACTCCCCTGCTTCTTTTATGCTTTCAACTGCAAGTTTGCCCACTTGCTCGGCTGTCTCTGGTTTAGCTTCTATTTGAAATTCGTCATGAATTGTAGCAACTACAAAAGCATCTAATGATTTTAATTTATCCCATAAAATCACAAGTGCTTTCTTCATTACTATACCGCCACAAGATTGAATTAAAAGATTAAGCTGTGCGGACTGTGATCTTGAAGTTAAAATTCTTTTATCAATTGCTCTTATAATTCCTGTTGCTTCACACTTCTCATAGATGTCTTGTTTTAATTCTTTTAAAAATGGTAAAGCTTTATAAAATTTATCATAAATTTGTTTACCCTCAGTTAAACTACATTCTAATATTTCTGAAAGTTTTTTAAAAGAGCATCCATAAAGTAAAGCATAAAACATTCTTTTAGCTAACTCTCTTGAAGTTAGTCCAGCTGCTTTCATATTGTATGAGTGGAAATCTCCACTTAAAATTAATTGAACATACTCTTTTCCTTTAGTGTAATTATAAATGTAGTGAGATAAGCATAATGCTTCTAATGAATTAGCATCTACACCAACCATTACAAATCCTTTTGTTGGAATAAATAATTCTCTACATTCTTTTCCGTAAATGGAATGAATATTAGGAACTTGCATTAAATTAGGTCTTAATGATGCCATTCTACCTGTAACAATATTAGTTACATATTGAGTATGTATACGACCATCCTTAACAACCTTTAGCCAGGCGTTAGTTCCATCACTTAACATTCCTAATCTTTTTTCCAATGTTAAATATTCGTTTAATAATTTTGCCTCTGGGTATTGTAAATTTTCCAAAACTTTTTCATCTACAATTGGCTGTCCTGTTTCTGTAAAATTTTTAGGTTTCCAATTATGTAAGGCTTTAAGTCTATTAGCTATATGCTGTCGTGAAGAAGGATTAAATTTTACTACTTTAGTTTTAGTAACAGGAACTCCTTTGATGTATCCAAATTTTTTAGAATTAACTTTAGGAATAAATGTTCCTAAATCTTCAACCCAATCTTTAAATGTTTCATCTAATTTTAATTTCAATTCATTTGATTTAGATAATAAAGTTGCGTGTAATTCTTGAGCTTTTAAAACATCAAATCCCATTCCTTTTTTTTCTTGTTGCTTTGTTATAAAAGTAATTTGATGTTCTAAATCTATTGACTCAAAACTAAAATCTTTTGTTGTTAATTTTTCATAAAGTTTTTTTGTAAGTTCAACATCCCTTATGCAATACTCTAACATTTCAGGTGTGAATTTTTCAAAATTAGAAATTTCAAAATCCATTTTAGGAAAACCCAAACGAGTTCCCCAAGCTTTTAAATTATGCTTTCCGCAAACTGTTCTGTCCTCTCGCCAACTCTTTTTTATGTCCACGCTATTTGCGATATCTGGGTAGATAAGGCGACTAAGGCAAAGCGTATCGTGGACTAGCTCTCGTTTATGAGAGTAGTTGTATAATTTATTGAGCACGGGGAGGTCGTACCCAATAACATTGTGACCAACTATTAAGTTGTCGGCGAGAAGTTCTATTCCTTTTGGAATTTCGTTACCTACAAATGGAATTGTTTTATTTCCATCGTTAATTACTAAACAATGAACAACTGACGGATTTAATCCGTTTGTTTCAATATCAAAAATTAAGGTCTGTTTCATATTCTGTTAACACTCCTGTTAGTGAATCATATTTTAAAGTACATCCTTTGCCTGTTATGCCAGCAAATCTATTTTTTAAAATTCTAATAAATGCTAAATTCTTTTGTGTCTCTTCCGAAGTTGATCTCTCAACACCTAATACAATATCACTTAACTGACTTATACTTGCTGACCCTCTAAGGTGTCCTAAAGAAGTTTTTAAACCATCAGTGTGATCTTTATTTCCTTCTGGTCTTTTTAAATGACTAACTAAAATTATACCTATGTTTAATTGTTCTGCTAATTTTCTAATCTTAGTCATCAGCATGTCTATTGTTTTTCTTTCATCGTAAGTTTCTAAACCGCTTACAATGATGCTGATGTGATCTATAATTAAAAATTCACAATCTAATCCAGTAGCAAAAAATTTAATTTTACTTAAAATTGTATCTTCTTCTATACTTCCCCAATGATCGTATAAAAATACTTTTCCATTACCTATAGTTTCCCTATAACCTTTTTCTAATTCAGCATCACTTAAATTATCTCTGTTAATGTGAATTGGTTTTTGTAAATGTAATCCAATAATACCCTCACAAGTTCTTTTTAAACTTTCTTCTAAAGATATAATTCCAACTTTATGATTTGTGTTTATTAAATGTAAAGCTACCTGCTTAGTTACTAAAGTTTTTCCAATTCCTGAACCACCACAGATAGTTACAATTTCTCTTTTCCTTAAACCAAAAAGTTTTTTATTTAAAGAGTCAAAAGGATAAAATGCTGATGCTTTTTCATTTGGTTTTTTTACTAAGTCCCAAAGATCAGTGCCTGCGATAATTCCATCGGGCCTGTAGGGTTTGGCTTGCCACATAGCTTTAACTACTTCTTCTGTTCTTCCTGCTACAAGCATTTCATTAACATCCTTTAAAGAAAGTGATGCTATTTTACATTTACCTACTGTAAATAATTCTGCACATTCTTTACTTGCTTGAACACCTTGATCGTCTTGATCGAAAAAAATAACTACTTGTTCAAAGCTTTCTAAATATTCTAAATTCTTTTTAATTGCTTTAACTGATCCTGCTGTACCGTTCGGAATTGAAACTACAGGGTATTTTAAATTTAATATTTGACTTAATGAAAGAGCATCTATTTCACCCTCAGTAATACAAATCATTTTACCATTTGGCTGCCATAAGTTTTGTCCAAACAGTGTTGCTTCGTCTATGTTTCCTACAGTTCTAAAATCTTTATTTTTAAATCTTACTTTTTGAAAACATATTTGTTTATTTTTATTATAGTAATTTGCTACTTGTACTGCTTCATTGTTGTATGTGCCGATTGTGTAATTCCACTTTTTACAAGTGTCTAACGTAATTTTTCTTGAAGATAAACTCTGATGCGTGCCTTGAATAAAATTAAACGATGGTGCAGTTTGAGTTTTAGTTTCAATATTTTTTGCGTCATTAACATGAGTGTTACATACAAAGCAAAAAGTATGATTATCAGAATATAAAGAATTGCCATCGGAAGAACCACAAACGCTACAAGGCATGTGTCTAACAAACGTGCTATTACTATTTTCATCTTTTAACATCAATTCTCCCATAATTAATTTTAAATCCAATCTTTAGGCACTAATTTATCTGCAAACTTAATACCGTGCTTGTTGCAAAAATCTGCGTACGTTGTTTTAGAATTTTTATAAATTCTGTTTTTAGAATTTCCAAAAACAAATCGTATATCAATCTCAGGATGTTGACTTTTAAGAAGTAAATGTTTTTGACGATCGGATAATTTCCAAAAACCTTTGACTTCAATAAAAATTCCATTTTCTAATTCAATATCTGGTTTATATTTATGTTTCGTAGTAGGCTTAAAATATTCAACCGTAGTTTCTTCGTATTTAAATTTAATTTTCCTTTCAGATAAATCCTTTGCTACTGTAGCTTCTAAACCGCTACGAAATTTAAAAGTCGAATTTTTCATCAGCAACTACAGTTTTGTTTTTAGCAACTGCGGCTGGTAATTCTTTAGGAATAATTACTTCATAACCATCTTCAGATGAAAACCCATAAGACTCAGAACTATCTTTAGTCTTGCCTTGAACTAACTCAATTATTTGAACTGCTTTTAATTTCAAAGTAACACCTGAACCAAGCATGTTATTTGTGTAAGTGTAAATTTGAAACGCAACTTTTCCTTTACTACCACCCCATACTGAAAAATTATTATCAGTAATTAGGTTTCCTTTTGAGTCAAAAAGTTTTGGTTTTTGTTCGTAGACAACTCCAGACTTGCTAGCTATCTTAGCTTTTAATTTAAATGAAAATTCATAGCCACCCTCAACTTTTTTATAAGGTTTAAATGAACTATGTTTTTTTGCATTTAATAATTTTAACGCTTCCTCAATTTCATCAATAATTGATTTACTGTGAGCGTCCGCTAAAACTAATTTAGCGTGGTATAAACCGTCAGCATTAAATTTTGTATCAGGTTTACATAAATGTGGGTAATTTAATACACCAACTTCTGTTGTTATTGTTTTTATTTTATTTTCCATGTTTTATTTTTATGTTTGAGTCCTCCAAGAGAGTTCCCAGGTTCGTACTCCTTTTGATATCAGTACAGTATTAATATCAATACTATTAATAACTGAGAAATCAATATTAAAGGTATAAGTAATTGCATATTGCTATATAGATAAAAATTAAGATCATTATTGTCATGAACGATATTAAAACAATCCATGCGGTAGACCAAAATATTTTATTTAACTTTTCTCGTTTTCGTATTCTTTCCGTAACCTCCTTTCTAAAATTATCAAGTATGTATTTACTGTCCATGTTATCTCCTTTCGTTTTTAATACTGTTTTAATATCGATACTAATTAGTTAAAGAAATAAGTGCTTTGTTCAATTTTAGATATATCCAATGCCCCACGCTCTGGTGGCTTCGTCAGCTGATCCTTAGCTTCATCTGGTAATTGATTTTTAAAATTTTCATAAAGTTTACCTAAATAATCTTCTTTAAATATATCAACAGCAACTTTTCTAATTATATAATGCAATTGATCTATTCTGTTTGGTGTTGTTGCAAAACTATCATGCACCATTAATAAATTAGGAATTGGTTGAGCATCGTGCTTACAATACAAAGCAACTCCCATAGCTAAGGCCGCATCCAAACTGTGTGTTAAATTTGCTGATATAGCTGATTGGTTTTTTAAACTATCTTTTTTTATCATTTGCTTTCTTAGCGTTGTATAAACAAGAGAACCAGCTATAGAAGTTTTAACTCTATACTTTTGGAAATATCTATAGTCTTGAACTACTGGAAATCCCATAGGGGAAGTCCATTTAATTTCTAAGTTATATTTAGAAAATAATTTAGCTGTTTGTTGCAACCAAATCATTAATGAACTTACTAAATCTAACGAAGTTTGTAGATGCTTCCAAACAATTGCTGATAACCATTTACAATCTTGAAAGCCGTCATCCAATAAACATTTAGGCTTACCTAACTTTATTTGAGATTTATACTCATCAAAAATCTGCTGACGAGCTCCGAATGGTTTTAGACCGTAAAAATATGTCATTACATTACGTTTTACAATAGATCGGTCAATTCCAAATTGAAGCCAACGGTTCGCTGCCGCATCACCATCTGCAGCATGCTTCTTGACATCATCTTCTACTTGTTTTGCTAGTATACTGTAAATACTTTGCGGTCTAACTGATGGAAGGACGTTCACCATGCTGGCGGTTGTCTCATCTCTGCATATAATACTTAGTAATTGAAGTCCTGAACAGGTAGCGTCCATAGCCACAGGTAAATTACATATATATTCAACACCTTGAATTTGAACTTGCTTAACGTGATGGCAAGCTTGTAAAAAAAGCATTGGTTTATCTGCTTCATTCCACCCTGTATTTTCGAATGGATTTTCTGAATAACTACAAATTTCTTTCAACCTTTGTTCAGTCCAAGCGTATCTTTCATCAAAAGAAACCTTGTCAAAACCAAAACAATTTGCGGTGTGAACATACAACCAATACTTCCCACGATGTCCAAGTCTTTCTCCATTTTTAAAAGTGATTAAAGATTTAATTTTCTGATCTGATTGATAATCAAAAATTGTACTCATACAATAAATTCTACCTCTTTTGTCTAAGAACAAAACAAAATAAAATTGTTCAAACTTTTGATACTCCTCTAAAATACTTTTAGTAATTTCACAGGTTAAAACTTGTGATACTCTTGCAAGTTCTTCTTGGTGTACTGCTGTCCTATCTCTTTTAAATTTTATTAATAATTCTTTATCAGTATCTACTCTAGGATCTCTAAATACATTTTTAGGAACTCCACTTGGATCTAATAAACTTTCTCTTTCTGGGAATTGTCCTAGACTTAAACCTTTATCCCAAATTTCTAAATATACCTTGACCATTTTATGATCAATTTGAAATGGTACATTTTGAATGTGGTTTACAGCTTCATAAACATTATGAACTGACTGATCTTTTAATGTGTTTAAATAATTAAAATCATTAGTTTTAACTAATGGTTGTTTAGACAAATATTCGCTAATGTAACCACCATTAAACGGAGAATTTTTCCACTCCCTAGGTTTTATAATCATAGGTTTGTAATAAGGACTAAGAACGGAACACGCAAAATTCTTTTCGTCTATTTTTTTTAAAATTTCTGGCTTAAAAACTAAATGGTTTACGGTCTTAAATCTTCCTACATTAAACATCTTAACTTCACACAATCCTGTGTGTGTAATTAATAAATCAATAAGTTGGTTTCCTACTAAAACTTTTTTAGGAGCATCCCAATTGTCTACTTGAACTTGGTATTTTTTTAATGTGTGTGAAAAAACTTTTTGTCTGTGTTTTATATTTTTAGTTCTTTTCATTAAATCTCTCATTATTTTTGTATAGAGATTTGGCAATGTGTTTTTAAATTGCTTAGAATGTACTTCAAGTTCAATCATAGAACCTATGTTGTTTGCAATGTGAACTAAGGTTTTATTTAAAGATATACCGTCTATTGCTAATTTTATAGTTAACAAAGCTACCTTTTTACTGTCGCTTAAATCTTTTAATGGTTCTGCGGCTGTTTTTCTAACTCCTGCTTTTCCTGAATAAGACTCATCTACAAAATTATCTATTGCTAAAGATAACGGTAATATTAATTCTTTTTGTAAATAAACATAAGCTGGCGTTACTGACTGTCTACCTCTTTCTAAATTCTTTTTTAAATTTCTATTAAATCTAGCGGCACCAGCACCAATCATGCCCTGTCCTTCTAATTCTAATTCTAAATTGTATAACTGATCTTGATTTATTTCCATATCCAATCCTTAGTGCAATAAACCATTTTTGGTTTATCTGTTTTCATTTGACTTACTATTTTAGAGGCAACTTCAGCACAGCCATTGTTAATTGAAGTTTTTTCAACCACAGTTATTCCTGAAGAAAAATAAACAATAACTATCATTACTTTTAACAAGACCGCAAACCTCTGCTAATTTATCTGATTTTTATATTCACCAGCTCCTTGACAAGATTCACAGGTTGTAATTTTACATCTACTGAAGTCACTCAAATCTAAGACCGCAAACTTATATCCATTTCCTTTACAATTTGAACATATAATCACGCTTGCGGTGTAATCCTGGCTGAGCTTCGCAGGAACTTCTGCATGTCTGCCAAAATGTTTTGTATTAAACGACTTTCTACTTTTTTGTCTGTGTAACATAAATAACTCCGAATTGTTGAGGGTTATTTGATGTCAATTGGATTTTAAGTCCTTTGTGTCTACCGTTCCACCACGAGGGCTTAATTACCCGCCTGCAATCAACTAACCAGTTGTTTTAGCCTTACCTCTTTAACTGCATCTCTAAGATCATCCTTTGTAGGATGGTTGTATCGCTGTGTCATCCTGATGTCTTTATGACCGACAACTTTCTGAACCACGTCAATACCTACCTTTCTTCTTAGAAGTCTTGTTATGAAAGTGTGCCTTAACGAGTGAATTACAAAATCCTTCTCGTCTTGCATACCCATAGCTTTCCTAATCTTCTTCCAAGTATTTTCTACTGATGAAAGACTATAAGGAAAAGGCCTTTCAAAACCTCTTTGTTTTCGTTTATTCAAGATGTCTTTAACTTTATCAAAAATAGGTACGTATCTATTGTCCCCATTTTTAGTATCGTTAAAATAAACGAAACTGTCGTCTATATCTTCCCATTTGGCATTAAGCCACTCGGAAAGTCTGCAACCCGTTTCAAGTAAACAAATCCACAGATCGCATTTATCCTTGTAACCGAGCATGTGTGATGTGGTAATTAATTTTTTTTCCATATCATCTGTAAAAACAAATTCTCTTTTATTGTTTTCACGTTCATACTCGATCATAGGCGTTCCCCACTCAAATTGAAAACCTCTAACACCTTTAGAATAAGTTAATATTTTAGAAAGTGCTGCAAGTTTTCTATTTGTAGTTCCTTTTGTGTAAGTAAGTTTATCTTTACAATAAAATTTAAACTCCCTTACAGTTTCTGTAGAGACGTTGTTTACAGTTTGATCTATGCCAAACCATTTAGAAAAAACGTCCATATTTCTAAGACTGTTTTTCCCATCTTTTTGACTAGACCATTCCATAATCCAAACTTTCTCTATTGCTTCTTTTAGAGTTACTTTAGTGTTGAGCATGGATTTCCTCCTCATTTAAGGTTATCCCCCCAACAATTCGTTAAGTTCCTCTTTAAGCTTATTTCCCTTGTTTGTTAAGTAAAATCTTTTAACTCTAAAATCTTTTTCATCGATTTCAGTTCTTAACAAATTTAGGCCTTTACTGTCTTTTCTACTTCTGGGGTGTGTGCACAGAAGATGAAAATGTAGTGATATTCTTGTTTTAGTTACTCCAAGCAATTGAGATAAATCCATATTAGATAACCCTTCCTGCATGGCTACACAAACAAAAATATTTATAGTTAGAGCACCTATTGTAGTGTCTAACTCCATAAATTTATCACAAGCTTTTTTAATTTTAACAAGTTGTGTTAAATTTAATTGTGCTGGTTGATAACTTTCCCTATCAACTTTATTTATCATTTACCCTTTCATTTAATATTAGTAGACATTGACTTGTGGCTTTAACTTAAACTCTTTATTTTTTTCAACAGTAATTAGATAATTGTTAAAAGAAAAACAAGATAATTGTTGTTCTGGTATGTGAACCTTTTTGTTAAATTTTTCAAAACTGTAAACCCAATATCCCCAGTTAATTATGATTGTGCTGACAACCTCTGCTATATCTGTTTTCATGTTGGTATAATTTTTATTAATAGTTTGTATTTAAATCAAATTAGTTTTGAAGTCAATACTTG